CTTTGTCGATCTGTTTCTGAGCCAACAGGATCTGCTTTTCAAGCAGCTGGGCTTCGAGATCGGTCTTCTCTTTGGTGAGTAGGAACTGCAGAGCAGTCTGCATCACTTGGGTCAATGAGCCCAGATAGACCGTGGCGTACTCTGCACCCTTGATGCGGTTCTTGTTGAACTCGGCTTCAAGGTGAGCCTTGTTGGCTCGCATCAGAACATCAAAGACACCCGTACCTTCGAGGGTGGCTGCGGTCAGGTCTGTTACTGCAATAGTGGTCATAGGTCTATCCAGGCTTGGGTGCTACTTAATCGATGGCTTTGGCCATGGCCTGGCGTTGAGCCAGATCACGCAATTCCTCTGGAGTCAGAGGAGGCATCACTTCGATTGCGAACTCACGGATCAGCTTGCCTTTGCGGCTCTTGTTGCCACGGGAATCAGTCACCGTAGTGAAGATCTGGCACTGACGCTCAGCAAGCTGTTGGTAGATGATGCGGGGCACATGCCAACCAGCATCGGCGTTGAACGGCACGTACTTGGTGACGGAACCAATGGCAGAGTTGCCAACGGTGAAGATCTCACCTTCCCACTCAGCTTTGGCCGGATTCATGCAAGTCACACGAATACGCACCAGCTCGAGGGCTTCCTTCTTCAGGCGTGCACGCTTCTGATTCACATTTTCTTCTTGGGGGCTGGCTTGGCCGGCATTGGCTTGGGGGACTTCATCGGAGGTTGCGGCATTGATTTTTTCACGGAGTTTCTCCAATCCAATCGAGGGGTGATAGGTGATGCCGAGCAGATCTGCACGGGCTTTGAGGGTGGTCAACTCGTCTTGAGTCAGGATTTCGTCGGTATCGGATGACATTGCGGTTCCTTGGTTTATGGGAAGGGGGATGACCCTTTCAGATCATCCCCACTCGTTTGCTGATTACAGCTTGGCAGCGGTCTTGATCAAGGCGATGCGCTCAGGACGCAGAGCCATGAAACCGTAGTACCACTTGATCGACATGAAGCCGGTCTCACCGTAAGGATCAGTGCGGTCGGCAGTAGCCTCGCCAGGAGCCTTGTGGGTGATCTTGAACTTCACGCTCTTGCCATCGGTTTGGAAACCGATGGTAGTGAACGACTCGTCACCAACCACGAGGATCGGGAACACATCGCACAGACCGTTGGTTTCGTAGGTGGCGTTGGTAGCGTCAGCCACACCAGCACCGGCCCACTTCATCATCTCAGGCACCACCACCAGGCGGAACTGATCGACAGAACCAACTTCACCAACCAGAGTCGTACCGCCAGCGGCGTACTTCTCAACGCTGATGAAGGCGGCGTTGTTGTGCAGATCCTTCATGGCTTTGAAGGTAGGCAGCAACTCAGAGCCGATGTAGGCAACACGGGCGGAAGGAATGGTCTTGGTGTCGACCATGCGCGAACCAGTGATCACCTTGGTGTGCTTGGGAGTGCGGTTGTTGTCGAGGTCAATCGACAAGCGCATCAGATCGCTGTAGGTCACGATGTCGTCGGCACCGATGGTGGCGTTCGACGTAGCGTTACCGGCGTACTTGATCACACCAGCGGCGTTCAGCAAGTCGATCTGCAGAGCGTCTTCGGTGATCTCGTTGGCACCCATGATCATCTCGCGGTTGATGTGCATCATCAGATCCGCGTCGGTGTCGAAGTCCAAAGACTCTTGGGTGTACTCGTCGAAGAAGCCAAACTTCTCCAGAGTGCCTTCGATCTCTTTACGCTTGAAACCAACACGGTTTACGCGACCACCGGTCTCGCTCAGAGCAGGCATCTTGCCGCTGATGGTGCCGATGTCTTTGCTGGAACCATAGAGGTTACCGTTGGCGATGGTTGCGCCCGAAGCGTCGATACCCTGGTCGTTGATGTTGGCGTCATCGAGCAGAGGCAGGTAGTGGTAACGCTTGATCTTCTTGCCCATGTTCTTGGGCATGGAAGCAACGTCAGCCAGCTGGGTGAAGTACTGCTCTTTTTGGGCCTCAATGAGGGCCTTCTTTTCGTAGTACTGGGTGTTGATTTGAGGACCAGCGCTCGAAGCGGTGGTAGGAGGGTTTTTGTATTGCATGGACATGGTAGTGATCCTTCGTGTTTACAGAAATTGTTTGTTAACCAGCTTCGTGAACTCTTCATCCGACAGAGCCAAGGGGTTGAAATCCTTGGGTACGGATGCAGGCGCAGCCGGCTTCGTGGAGCTTGCAGCTCGCCGTTTGTCTTTCAGCTTGTCGTCTTCGACCTTTGGTTTCGGAGTGACCACAACAGGCTGGGTAGCTGGTTTCTGTTGAGTCGGGGAGCTACCCTGAGCCAACGAGTTAAACGCACCCTTTGCGTTGAGAGCATCACCGACTTGCCGATAGGCTTCGATGTCTGACAAACCATTCAAGCGACCAAACACGCGCTCGCTTTCCATCTCTTTGCTGATCAGGTCGTAAATACCACTTTCAACATGGCCATTGATGACTTTCAGCAGTTGAGGTGATCCAGCGATTACCTGTTTACTTGCCGCATCCCACTTAGTGCTAACAATTTCGAGCGTCCGGTTGTACGAAGGTGTTCCCTGGATTTCATCCAGCACCGTATCCAGCTCAATCTCGCGGTCATCAACAGTGTAAGCAGTCTGCTTACTTTTTCAGCGTCAAGATCCATAGGATCGATGCCGCTGTCCTTGACCAGCTTGTTGATCGCCGCTGGGTTTTTCTTTTCCAGGTCAATCAAAAAGCCAATCTTATCCTCACTCAGAAGACCGTTGTTTTCCAACATCTTCATGAGCTTCAGATTCGGTTTCAGAGCAGCCATCTTCTTGTTGTAGTTGGCTCCCATCTGCATCAAGGCAATTGCATCATCGACGCTCTTGACGGCGATCTCTCGTCCGTTTGCCTTGAAGGGAGTCAGAAGACGCTTGTACTCTGCTTCGAAATCGACAGCTGCTTCATCAGGTTTCTTCTCCGACTCGTCAGCTTTCTCTTCCGTTTTCTTCTTGGTATCAGATTCAGGAGCTTCCGCTTCTGCTTCCGGTGTTTCTTTGTTCTCGTCGGCTTCGTCCGCTTCCTCTTCAGCCGCCGTACCGGCGTCCTCATCGTCAGCGTCCGTCGCCTCGGGTGCTTCAGCTTCAGCAGCTGGAGTTTCCGCAGGCTCGTCTTCAGCTTCATCGACCACTTCTTCAGCTGGCGCTGCAGGAACTTCTGCAGGGAAAGAGCTGTTCATGATCTCCTCGTCCGACATCTCCAGGTAGGAGGGTTGGACGGCTTCGGTGGTTGGATCAGCCATTGTTCAACTCCTCTTCGAGGATTTCGTCACGGGCTTCTTCATCCGAAGTGATGGCTTTACGGGCAATCGAGGCTTTGTGAAGGACGGTGCTGAAATACTGGCTCACGGCACCAATGGCGTCGATTTGAGCGTTGATCGATTTCTGCATGTCAGGGCTTTGGACGTTCTGATCCGATTTCAGGTGAACCAGTCGAATGGCTTCTTGTTCGAAGTAGCCTTCAATCATGACCTTCTTGAAATCCTTGTTGTTCTTGAGTCGCTCAAGCGCCTCTCCAACTTCAACGATCTTTCGTGCCTGCCGAATGTTGTCTTCAATCGCTTGGATTGTTGCGTTACTCATGGGTCTACCAGTGCTTTCTGAAGTTAATAGAGTTTGAAGCACCTAAGTGCTTCAAGCCCGTAATGTAAAGCATTTATTGGTTCTTTTTCAGCAAGTACTCTTTGAGAAGATCACGATCTTGGTCTTCTATCGCAAATTGGCGGTCCATAAGCTTCAATTGAGCTTGGCTTCTGGCCTGTTCACCGTGCAATTCCTTGGCCCGTTCCTGTTTTACACCCGATTCCTGTTCAACAAAGTCCAGATTCTTGATGTCGGTGTCGGATTGGATGTTTCCTTGCTTGACTTGCTCGGTTCCAGCCTTGGCCATGTCCAGTTGAGCCTGAGATTGGTGCTGCATTGCGAGTGCATTCTCTTTGGCAATCTGTGCTTTGAGCAATTCGATGCGCAATTGGGCTTCTTCCTGAGCCAATGGGTCAGGTTGAGGCTGATACGACTCGATCCGCTTGGCCAAATCAGGCATTTTGCGCAGCTTGGCGATGTCCGACAGGATCATCTTCATCATTTCTGGGTCTGAATTCGGACCCACGGTCTGAAGAAGGAAAGCCAACTGCTCAGCCTTGTTGTTGTCCTCTTCTGCAGTGGAGATCGACAGGCGCAGATCGAAGTGACCAGGCAGATCGTCCTTGTGAACCACGGCAAATTCGTCGTTGGTGACTCGGACAACCTCTTTCTCAGACAAGAACTCGGCGTTCATGCTGATCATCTTGCGGCCGATCTTGATGATGCCGTTCGACAGCCGGCGCAGGATGCCGAGCTCGCGCTTGGAAGCAGCGTCCAGAGCACCACGAACGCCTGCAGCCACATCGCCCAGGGAAGCGCCAGAGACGCCAGCCGAGTAGGACTTCACCCCAGTCAGCGATTCGGCTTCCTGATTCTGCAAACCCAGCATGAACTGAGCCGATGCAGGGATCTCAGGGTAGGTGTGCATGAACACACCCTGGCGAGGATCGACGTTGGCATTGAACTCGTAGTCCTGGCCCTTGTCGAACTTGCGTTTGTTGGTCGTATCCAGCATGTCCTTGCGGATACCGGTCTGGCCATTGGCCGACTTACCCATGATGTCGATCATTCCTCGAGTGACCGCACCAATGACCTTTTGGTTGTCTTCCAGCAGAGCGCCATCTGGCTCGCCATACGTGCTTTTGCGCACAGGCAGGTACTGCTCGACAACAAACGGGATCTTCTTGTCGGGGAAAGGGTTCTCTTCCAGACGGATCAGGGTATTCCCTACCCAGGCGGCAACAAATGGCTTGACGATGCCGGTGCCGTCGATGTCCCAGTAGCCCCAGTACTCGTAGACCACAAACTTCTTGCGGGGCTCGTCGCTGAAGTTGAAGGTCTTGGAACCATCCGAAGAATGGTGGTCCGGAACACCCAGGATCGAGCTGTTCGAGATGTTGATTTTGTCCAGGTTCTTGTACTTCTTGCCTTCCTTCTCCAGCTGGGAAAGCGAAGACTCAAAGCTGTAAACCACGAAGCCAGCCTTCTCGATGTCACCCATGCAGGTAGGATCGATGATCACGTTGCGGTAGTCACAGACTTCCAGCGTCGGCCGATTGGCCACCGTTCGAATCCGTTTCTCCTCGACCTCACCGATGATCACTGGCTCGATCGGCTGACCCTGCTCCATCGTCAGCTCGTGAGCCTGCTTCAGTTCCTCGGGAACATCCGTTTCGTACTCGCTGGGAGACTCCTCCATCATCTGGTGGAGGTGCTCATGCAATGGGGCCAACTCAGGGTTTACCCTGAATTCGACCTTGGGGAAGGTGCCAACGTACTCCTCTTCAATGAACTCCCAGCCCACCCGAACGATCACCGTGCCCTCATCCACCGCAGCACGGACGTACTCGTCAATGAACCGAACCTTGTCGATCGCCGTGTTGAACTGGTGGTTCAAAACCAGCTGATTCTGGTGAGCCGCATTGCGATCCTCCCAGGTCACAGGCTTGACGTTGAAGATGTCGTCGGTGCTGAGGAACGGCTCGCTCAGAGAGGCATAACGCCACTCGGCTTGCTTGCGGATCAGCTTAGGAACGATCGCAGAGTTGCCTTTGGCTGTCTGGATCTTGGCTTTACCTGTGACATTCAGGTTGTCCAGCCATTCGCTGATTTTGGTTTCCTGTGCATCGTGCACCGACTGAGCATCCAGCAAATCCTGTTTCAGGTTTGCCAGAGTCGGAGCGTTTTTCCAATTGGTGAGTGGGGGTGTTTCCACTTCCGAAGTCTTGTTCAGTTGGTTCATAATTAAGTCGTTCTCCGAATAGCGGTAAACACCCCATCAACTCAAAAGAGCAACAGAATGCACATTCAATCTCTTCATCAGGCATTCATTATGCCAACAAAGGCAACTGACAAAGCAGGAGCCTTTGATGTATTCATGCCCAATGCTGGCACCGCAACTGCGGCAACTCAGATGGTCGGACTAGGGTTTGCAGCTGCAGTTCCCCCCGGCCATATCGGTCTTTTGCTGCCGCGTTCCAGTACCGGAGCCAAGCACGGAATGGAAC